TCAATAAACTATGCAATGAAAAAAAGAGGCATAGATTTAAAAGCATTAGAGAAAGAAAAAGAAGATGCTACCCCCGAAAGAAAAAGAGAGATTGATGATATTTTCTATGGCGCTAAAAAAGAATACGAAGCCTACAAAGACAATCTATCTAAAATAAAAAGGCTTTTAGAAGAAGATGAAAACTTTGAAGAATTAAACGAAGATGATTTACTTGGTATGTATAGTGCTATTATGGCTTATGATGATACAAGCGAATCAGCTTACTTTAAAGATATAATGTACAGAATAGCCAAAACATTAGCTGACAGGCAAAATGAAATATTAGTTAAAAAAGGAGTTGATGTTAAGCTAAGTGAGTTTATGGATTTGGGTAGAAAAGACGTTTTAATGAAGTCTTTAGCCCACATGAGAGAATATTTCCCAGAGCTTCAGCAGTTAGGTAAAATGTGGGACAAAGTTCACGATGAATACGAAACTGAAAAAAACAACTTAACCAATGAATTGAATAAAGCCGCAAAAGAAGTGGTTAAAGAAGAGGGTGGTAAATTCTCATTTATAACCGGAAAAAACACCAAACATTTTGCTTGGATGGATAATAACGGCAAACTACTTACTGTTAATGAAGCTAAGGCAAAAGGACTTAGTCAAGCTAAAATTAAGTATTTAGAAAAGTACCAAGAAATTAAACGACACTTTAAGCCCGAACAAGACAAAACAAGAAACGTGTATGATGATTTCGCATTAATTAAGTCTAAAACAAACTTTAAAGAAACCTTTAATAACGAAGGATTAATAGCTGCACTACAAGGATGGCTATCTAATAACTCAGCTAAAATAGAGGGAATCAAACTTAATTACAATGGAGAATTTAAAACATTAGCCGAAATTAACGAAGATATAAATAGGCGTGTTAAAGTAGGCTCCATGAGTAAAAGAGAGGCTATTCACAAATCTTATTTATAGCAAGAAAAGCAAAAGTATTGTTTGGTAAAAAAATACACGAAGACAATACCAAGTTATCGGCAGACAATTATTCTCCTTACTTATTAAACGTAAAAGGGCAATTAAGCAACCAATTTGGAAGTGAGTTTAAAGGTAAATACACAAAAGACTTTCATCAAGCTATGTTGCATTACATTAATGATATGAGTTTTAGTAAAAATATTTCCCCCATACTACCTTATGTTTATTCTATTGAATATTACAATGCTAATAAATTCGGCGAAAAAGAGGCCAAGAAAAATGTAACCGAATGGCTTAATCATTGGAAAGCAAAACACATCTTTAAAGAAGACAAAGTAATGTTTCCCGAGGTTGATTACGCTATGAAATTTATGCGTCAATGGACAAGCCTTATAGCTATGACATTTAACGCAAAAGCTGGTTTTTGGAACGCAGTAGTAGGGAAATATAATGCGTGGAGAGAATCGGGATTAAGTCTAAAAGGCGAAAAAAGAATGTTTAAATCCGGGAAAGATGGCAAGTATTTTATAAGCAAAAAAGCCAAAAATGTTTTAGAAAACTATCATGTAGTGGCAACTGAACAAATAGCCGATTTTAATTCAAATGCTTTAGGTAAGGTTAATAAAATATCAAGGGTATTTAGTATGATGGGCGAGTATTATGTGCAAGGAACACAGTTTTTAGGGCAAATAAGCAATGAAGATTGGGCTAAAATCAATCAGCAAGGCGAATATACCGGAGCCGATAAAGAAGCGTTTGAAGAAAGAATACGTGCTTATAAAAAGAAAGTATCTGATACCCAAGGTAAATATTCGGACAAAGATCGCCGAAACTTTGAGCTTTGGGAGTTGGGTAGATTTATTGGACAGTTTAAAACATGGATTCCTGACTGGTGGAGGGTTCGTTTTGGCGAAAAAGGAATAGGAGCAAATGGCGAAGAAATGGGCGGAAGTTATAGATATATGTTTGACAAAAGTATATCAGATTTAATAAAATCAATATCTACAAGGGAATTATTTACCTCTAAAGAGCCTTATTTCGTTAATATGCGTAAGAATTTGAGCGAATTATTATTAACCGCTATATTATTATCCTTTAAGTTCTCTGGCGATGATGATGATAAAAAACGAAAACAGGGCGACGCTTTAAGTCAAGCTACACAAAACTTACTGTTTGTATTCGACCCAAGCACATTAAGCTATACAATAGGAAACCCGGCGGCAGGATTAAAACCTACCAAAGATTTCCTAAAAATGCTTAGTGATGCTTTGAGTGGAGAGGAATATAAAACAGGTAAACGAAAAGGAGAATTAAAAGCAACCGGGGAAGCTAAACGACTATTGCCTTATAACAACTTGGTGAATAACGAGTATGTTAATCCGAAAGAAGATTAATGTTTTTAAAAATATGACAAATCACATCTACGGTCCAACCGTTGCCTAGCATTTTTTTAGCATGGGATTCAGAAACAATATTGTTAAAATAATTGTCCGGAACGGTTTGCAGACGACAATATTCTTTTAGCGTGTAATACCTGAAGGGTAGTTTATCCTTAAAAGCGTTTTTATGTCTGCCTATTGGCATTGTCGTTAAAACATTATCCTTTTCCACTGTGGTTAGGCAATTACTTTTATCCGTCAAATAAACTTAATACATTCATAATTTACTCCAATATACCAATCATTTTCATAACTCTTTTTGTTTAAGATTTAATTATTACCATTTATCCCCAATCCCACACCCAACATCAGGATTAGAAGGGTCTCCAGTGTTATATTTAGAACAAGTGTTTTGAGCATCATTAAAATTCTTACCCTTTACTGTAAATTGTGATTGTTGAATAGTGTACAAGCCTTGGTTATCTTTCGATTTGCATTTGCATTGATACGACTTTTCGCACGATGTAGCCATTACACTTAGTGCAATTACAACTACTGATAACATTGTTTTTTTCATGTTTATTTATTTTTTATAATCTGTTAATTTAATCCCCATATCGCCCGCGTTAGCTATATCGTCCATTCTTTGTTTACAAACAGCATCTCTTTTAGCCTGCTTATCTAACTTTTCTTGGTGTTTAGCCCATTTAATTGACTGAAGATAATCGGCATCAGACTTGGTAAAGGTGTGAATAAGCCCATTAGGGTTAATGTGTAGTTTAATATCATGTTCTTCGCACAATACGAATGCTTTACCATCAATTACAATAGTGGTAGGCTCATACGATTTATAAAACACCACATCCCCTATATTGGTTTCTTCGGTTACTTTACCGCCCAATCCCACCACTATGCCAATGGGTAAGCCTCTATCTTGGTTGTTAGGAATGATTATACCACTTGGACTTACTGTTTCGCTTACTTTAAAATCAATAAGTAAAACTTTTGAACCGGTCGGGCGACATTGTGAGTGGATTTCCTCTACATCTTTTAGTCTAAATTTTACGAAATCGGCCATCGCTTCTTCGTGTCTGCTTAATTTTTGTTTTGCCATGTTTTTAATTATTTTAAAGCAAAAATAGGTTAAATATTTTTTTCAAAAGCAAAATTAATAAAAATTGTTTACAAATACAAGATAATATTGATAAAATTATTACTTACAACTGTGTTTTGTTTTGAAAAATATTACATCTTTGTAGAACATTAAATAACCCTTAAAAACCAATAACTTATGTATCAAAAAGGAGAAATAGCGGACATCTTTGAAACCAAACACGTAAAAGACAATTTTAAGACTAAAAAGTTTGTACTACTTGTGACCGATAAACAAAACCCAAAGTACGATCAGTACATCTTATTTGAGTTAATCAACAAGAGTGTAGATGTTATTGAAGGTTTCCAAGTAGGAGACAAGGTAAGTGTAAAATTTCAGTTGCGCGGGCGACGAATGCAAGGAGAAGGCGACCAATTCAAATATTTTAATTCAATCGAGGCCACAAATATAGAAAAGATGTATTAGTATGCCGGTAGTAGTTAAGATATACACCAATAAACCAGTAAAGCAAGAGTGCTTTCATTGCGGAAGTAAGTTTACCGAACCCAAATTATTATTTGAAGACATTTTACCCCATTCATTGTCGGATGAGGCTGAAAGATTAGGTTTGTACTATGATATTTGGCAACAAAAGAAATCTGTTAAAATTCAGGAATTATCCGAAAAGTTCAACGCTGCTCAAAAGATAATCAAAAGGACAAAATCATGCCCTACCAAAACCTTACTTCAATCAGCAGCTAAAATAAACATGAAAGACTTTGTAAAAGGAGTTTTGAATGTAATAAAAGAAGACCCAACAGCTATATTAACCGCTAAATCAGATATGTAAATGAAAATAACCCCGGAAATAAGCAAAGCCATTAAAATATTAGCTAAACATCTACCTACTATGCAAAGGTTAGAAAACGGTAAACCCATGGCGCGAATCCTTAAAATGGAAAAGATATTGGGTAAGGATATGAAGCCGGAGGACAAAGCCCAATTCAAAGACTTTGACGAAAACGCTACTTATACGCGACAGGTAAAAGAACCGGTATTATTAAACCACGAGGTAAACCTAACAACAGCTTACCGAAAAGCCGGAAACAAGGGAACCGAAGAATACCTAAAATCTTTAGCCCAAATAGATCCTGACTTACAAAGCAAGGTTTTAAAAGCCGAAGAAGAGTATAAGCAGATGTTAACAAATACAATTACGAAGTAAACAACCAAAAGAAAGATAAGAAATGAAGCACGAGTTTAGAATAGCAGACAGGACAAATGAAAATTTAACCTAAAATCTTTCGGAGTACATGAAAATAGTATTTTAACAAAAAGCAACGAAGCGAAAACAGAAAAATAATCACCAAAATGCCTTCTATACTAAAACACACACCAAAACACCACACTCCCTTCCAACTCATAAACCAATCCAACAAACAAGCTATACCATCAATAACACCTAATTACCTACTAATTCAACCTCACCTATCCAAAACTCAACTAAACATACTAACATACATCATACTAAAAGCTTCTAATACCAATAGAATAACTATTAACACCTCTTTCATCCAAAAGTATATCAAACTATCCAAGTTCATTCAAAATCAATACAATAATAACCCAACAACCCAAGCTAACACTAAAGAAACACCCTATTCAACACCCAATACGCTTAACAATAAACCAAAGCTCAAAAAAAAAGATAAGGGCAATTTCTCGTATAATAACGTCCTGGGGGATATAATATTCCTCATTGATGTCCACGCAATAATTCAATTAAAACCCAACACAGCACATTATTTGGTTAATCCGGTGTATTCTCACGCAAGGAGCACTAAAACACGCGTAAAGGCTGAGAAATTGGCTTTAAACAACTACATAAACGCATTAAATTCGCGTAAGTTTAAGCCTGAGATGTTGAGGTTTTTCGCTGTTGATTGGTATTTAAACACGGCATTGAGGGCTTTAAATGACAAGCGTAAGGCTAATGTTGATTTAGATGACGAAGGCTATTTAGCTACTGAATTACTGGAGTGGTGGAGGGTGCATAAGTATATTTACCATGAAATTGAGGCTATAAATAGGGAATAAAAACACGGCAAAACAGTAAAATTGTACTTGTTTGCCGTAGCAAATATAACTATTTTTGCACAATGAAGATATATATAGGTCAAATCAATGGAATAATACCGGGCAATAAGTCATTTACATCACTAAAAGATGCTTGCGAACATTATGGCGTTGGCTATCAAAGCGCATTAAAGGGTAAAAGAGTGTGGGTTGATAGTTCGGACGTCGTAACCAAGATATTAGAAATTGAGGTCGTTAGGGCTAAAAGCAAAGTAAGGAGTGGTAGCCATTAATCAATATATAATGAAAGCTGAAAAACAAATAAACACAATAAAATGTATTGCTACTGGCAAATACAGGGTAATTGGAGGCGACGTATATTCAAAAAAGTCTTTTGGATGGATTAAGCTCACACCAACTATATTGCCATCAAAATACAGGCAAACCAAGATTACAAACGGGAAAAAAGGATTAGAAAAGATTGTAGTCATAGTGTATGTTCATATATTCATTTACATATTCAACAATGGGGCTTATGATGAAAACCTATTAATAGACCATATTGATGCCGATGTAAGCAATAATGCAAATGAAAATCTTCGGGCTATTACTAAATCGGAAAATATAAATCCCGAAAAAATGAGAGAGACAAGAAATATAATAGGATGGATAAATAAACCAATTAGGGCGAAATAAATAGCTGAAATAAGAAAATTAATATCATTAGGTTACAGTCAAAACAAAATAGCAAAGGAGTTAAATTTAAACAGGCTGTCGGTAAGGCACACATACAACAATATAAAGGCAGGAAAGCCACTAAAGTACGAGTAAACCAATTATTAACCCCATTCTCAATCGTTTAGAAAAGCCTAAAAGAATGCTTTTAGTTTCATTTCATGCCCCTTGGGTGGAAAGGTACCCCCTCCCTTGTTTTAAATTTGCCTATATTGGTTCCTTCTCAAATTAATTCAGAAAATTTTTTTTATAATTTTTTTATAATTGTTATATTCGACCATGATAAATAAGGAAACAAAGGTTGATGGCGGCAAAATGCCTGAATACATTTACGATGAAGCCGTAGACAAAAGAACGCTTACTGAAGAGGAAATTTTGTTAATTGACAAGGTTTTTGATTACCATTATTTTATTGCAAAAAAAGCAACTTAATATTACCCCTAGTATTATTTGTTTTGGCACTGGTTCAAAATAATTTTTTATTTTAGTTTGGACGAGGGTTCGAATCCCTCCGCCTCCACAAAAGCAGCTATATGTAATTATGTAGCCAATTCCGTAATGTATTAAGGCTGCATTGCGGTATTATTGGGGGTGCTCGGTTTTGACAACGTATGGTAGCATTGAAAATAGAATTATCAAGTTGGAAACGACAAAAACAAAACAAAAGTTGTAAGCCTTGCTGATTACAGAAACGCTTGCAGCACCACTAAACGAGTTCGTTTGGCGGCGTAAAAACTAAGCCTCGCAGAAATGTGGGGCTTTTTTATATATCCTTAGTAATGGGGTAAGTAGTTGGTGTTTTTGGTTTATCGAATAAGTGGCTATTAAGAGATAGTCTAGATTTTCTTTCGTCGGCTTGTTTTTTAGTAGGTGGTTTTGACCCCATTTCTATATTTTGGACTAGGGCTATACCATATGCATCGGCTAAGTCGTTATCGCTGTCAATTTGAGCTTCTTTATAGACTTTTAATTCTTCGATAAGTTTTTTGAATACGATTGATTTTCCGTAAGATTTTACATTGGACTGCATAATTCCCTCCATGTATTTTCTGGAGTATTTGGTAAGTTTTAAACCGTAGTCGTGGGTGAGTTGGCTATCATCTTTTTCGGCCGAAAGCGGTCTTTTGGCTAGGTATTTTCTTCCGTGGTTAGATTTATAGTGTTCTATTATGTTGTCGGCACCAGTATCAATAAGGGTAGTTCCTATAAGATTGTAATAAGCAGATAGATATAAGCACATATCGTAGAAAATTTCTTTTCTTTCCGGACGACAACGGATAACTGCGGCTACTTTATTTTTTGGGTAATTAGGGATGTCGTTATCTCTAACATAAACACACATGGCGCCAAGGGATTTGGTTGTTTTTGCGTTATCTAGGTTATAGCTATCTATGCCGCCGGCATAAAGTCTTGTTGAGTTTTCTAGGTAAACGCAATCATCGGCTATTAAAACACACTCTTCTTCTTTCTCTTGGTCTTTAGCTGGTATAAGGTCGATTTGATACGGTAAAATTAGTTCCCCTAGGTCGTTCTTTTTCGGAACAAGTTTGTATTTTGTGTATTGAGGTGGCTTGCTTGATATGTCATAACCGGTATCATTAAGTATTTCGTGGTCGAAAATAGCGGATATAGCTCCGGCAAAAACATCTTCGGGTGTATTTGGATTGTTTTGTTTCTCTTTTATGTAAGCATCAACATCTCCTGAAGCTAGTAATTTGGCTAACATTTCATCAATATCTTTTTGTGCGGCTTCGGTATCTTCAACCCCTATTCTTTCTTCTTCGGTAAGATGTTGTAAGTTTGGGGTTTGCTCTGGCTTAGTTCCAGTAATATCTTTAGCTCCCCCAAAAAACGGTAAGTGGAATCTATTTGCAGGTATAAAAAACCTTTCCATATTGTATTTGTCGGCCCCGTGCCACATTTCCTCAAAAACAGCGTTTCCTTTACTATCTTTGTCGCCGGTTCCCCATACCCAAAAATTACCAACCTGTACTGATCCAAACATCATACAATGTTTCGTCGCCTCAAAAAATTGCTTTAGGTTTTCGAACTCCCCGGCTTCTTCGGCTATAACATCATTTAGGTATAACCCTTTAAACATATTAGGATTGTTAAACATTGTCCGCGCGTATATAGCGTTACCGGTTCCGTACTTTCTAAATCCATCTTCATCTTTCGCTTTCCACCCGGCTACTTTTTCATCTTTATTGTTGGCTATAAGTTTTATCTTAAACTCGGGTACTATCCTTTCATTAAGCGAAGACCACTTTTCCATAAAATCTTGTACATACGCTTCTTGTGCTGCCGCGATACCACCTTTATATCCTACGTGAAAACGCCACCCATAATCCATAATCATGGTTTTTCCAAATTCAGAAAGTCCGCCACGTCTTTTTTTAGGTAAAATCGCATTTTTACCAGCTTGCTTACAATAGTCGGCGAAATAAGCCAATTCTAAATGAAGGTCGTTTATCATTGGGTACATTACCCCTGCTACGGTATCAAATGTTACGAAGTTTAGAAAGTAATAATATCGGCCAGGTATTTTCATTCCACCAGTTTCGTAGCCGTTTAATATGTAATAAAGTTGCTCTTCCCAATATTCTTGGTGTATTTTAGTTCCCATAACGCGTGGATTTAAAATACTATCTGCTTCTTTTGGAATGCCAAACTTAGCTACTGGGTTTGGGCAAAACCCTTTAGGTTTAATATATGGTGCGCGTAATATATTTGCCATTATTTTTTGAATAGGGCATTATAAGTATTTCTGTTTTCTTGTAGTTGTTCTAAAAATGATAACTTAGAATTACCCACAATAATACCCTCTTGTCTAATATCGCCCACTATTTCTTTGTCGAGTTCGTAAACGAATTTCCTTAGTTTATATATTGTGTTTGCGAGTTTAGACACCTCGTCTGCATCTTTAGTTTGACTGATTAGTAAACTTTTTTCTTGAATATTCGATAAATAAGTCTGTTTTAACTCAAACCTCATGTTGTACTGAAGTGAGCGATAACACTCTATGGCAACCATTATTTTAGGCTTATTCCAAAAATCATTAGGCTCTGTTCCGTTAAATACGTGTGCTAAAGCCTTTCTTCTTCTATCTTCTTCCGGAAATTGGTTATATGGAGAGTAATAATCGTAAGTAAGAATTATTACCAACGTTTCTTTTTCAGAAAGAACACCTAATTCCGGACATAGTTTAATGGTGTCCGGCCGCAAAATAGCATTTTGCTTTTCATTAACATAAAACAAATAGCTCATAACTAAATCCCGTTAGTTTTATTTTTTATTTAAGCTCTCTAGTGCCGCCTTATTGCTATCAATGTGCATTTTATTAATAGCTTCTTTGTCTTTTACAGCTACGGTTGCCCTAGCTTTTGCGTCAATTTTTTCAATATCACCCAAATGTTTTTCTTGTCTTGCTTTTGCCGCCTCGTCTGATTGAGATTGTTGCTGCATTTGCATCATTTGTTGTTGTTGTTGAGCTTCTTGTTGTTGCTGTTGGGCGGCAATTTCTTGGGTGCGCTTCATAGCGCTTTCAAATACGTTTTTAGATTGAACGAAGGTTTCTGCCATTTTAGCGTTTAGCCAATCTATCATTTCTATTTTGCCAGAATTTAAAGCAAAGCCCATGGCCTGATCTAAACTTTGTTGCATAGTAGCATATTTAGCGCTATCATGAATACTAACACCGTAACTTTGGTAAGCTATTTCGCGTAAAATCTCCAAAAAACCAAATTCATTATCACCTAATATTTGACGCCCTTTTTCTTGATTAAATATACCAAAGGTAATTTTTTGGGTTTCAGCTAAATTCATCAACACTTTTTCAATATATTTCGAAAACCCATAAAATAACGGTTCGGTTGCCGTTCTACTGGCTGTTATTGCCGCTGTATTGTTGGTTGCTGTTTCGCTTGCCGGAGAATAACCCTCTCGATTATCGTTAATTCCCGACAATCTATCCATCATTCCTAATAATTGATCCTTTAAAATAAACAGGGATTGAAGATTTTGAGAAAAACCTAAATCGTATTGTTGAATAATTGTCCTAATATCAACCGGCGCACCACTATTGCCGTCCGCGGCACTATCAATAAGAGTAACCCCGTCGTTTACCAAGTCGTAAACAAATTGTTTGGCGCTTGTATCTTTTGGTAAATTAGCCCCGTCAATAACGAGTGAGCGACCTTTTGCGGTATTTAATTCTTTTAAAATCTGATATAAAACAATATCTAAAGCCCTATTTATATTGTCTATTTGGTTAAAAACAGATATTCTAACCCCATCTACGGTGCCAAACAAAAATCCTCCATAAGACATATTACAAGCCTCACTAGGAGAATCAACTTTTCTTGTAATAAATGGTTTTGGTCTTACCCTAACGTCTATACATCCAGCTATACGAGTGGCCTCCCAAATCACATCTCTATATTTTACTACACACGGTATTTTGTTTTTATCTACTTCAGCTAATTTTTTTTCAAATTCAGAATCTTCCGGATTAACTAATACGTATTTATCTGGTTTATCCTCATATACACTTGTTTTAAGTGGCAATAAATAATATTTTGATTCCGGCGCGTATTCAATTTGTGTTTTTGTTTTTGGACTTAAAATAAAGTATTCGGGAGTTGGGCTTATCCACTCAATATGAATAACATCTACACAAAGGTCTCCACCGCGCATATAAGTTGCGATTTGCTTAGATTGCCCAGCATAAGTATAATAACTGTTTTGGCTTTTGGCTTTTTCTAAAGCCGAACGCTGGTCTTTTGTTAGTGTAGTGTCTTTTAAAACCTCTGATATTGTTTTTCTTATTTTAGCCCCCTTTAATGGGCTTCTTTCTAAAAATGGGTCGTTCTCGATTTCTACAAATATACTGTCCCGAATGTCAATAGGCATAAAATTAACAGCCCCAGTGAACTCATTGACATCTATTTTATGGTAACACATAGCATTGAGGCAAACACCAAGAAAATTAAATGATGTTTTGCTTAATAAATCTTGTTCAGATATAGTATTATTAATAATGATTTGCATTATTGTTTCATACTTATCTTTAAATGACATATTTTGCCAAGCCGGGTCGTCTGCACTTTGTGGTATTTGTGCGCCATTCGTTACATCAACGCCAACCTCTTTTAGTTTTTCAACAGCTTCTCTAGCGGCAGCTAAACCATACATCATATTCATGTATTCTAACTTTGCCGTTTTAGCATCTGCATTTTCAGTAAAAACCGTTGCTTTTATAGGTCTTTTTAAATATTCGCCTAATAATAAATTAATTTTGTTTCGGGCAAAATTGTAGTGAATAATATCAGCCTTGTTTTTTATGCCGTGGGTATGAGAAAAATTCTGATAAAACACATCATTTACATCAACCTCTCCATTATACCGCCTAAATGTTTGGCTTACGCTTGTATTTCTAGTGCCTTTATTTTGCAATAAGGTAACGGCAAAATCTAGATGCTGCGCTCCCCACTCAGGCTTTAATTTATCCTTTTCAGGTATAGTTTGTATAGGAAAGTATGGCATTCTTTTTGCAAATGTATTTATTTAGAATGATTCTAAATAATTAAAGTGTTATTAATTTTATTAACCGCATCCACAACCTTTACCGTTATATAAATTCGATGCAAGCTGTAAATAATTCATCATTTCATCTTCACATAAACAAGGTGTTAAGTTGTTTTGAATATCACACAAATAATCTTCAAAAACAGCTATATATCTACACGCCAAAATAGCTTTTATCCAACAGTCTTCGCATTCTTCTTCTCCATACGATTCTTTTGTAAAAAGGTCGTTAGAAAAAGCAACACAATACTGCTTTAATGCTAAAGTCGCGTATGTAATATCATCAATTAGCATTAAGCCTGATATTCATCAAGGGTTACAGAGTAACTAATACTGCCTGTTGGCGAACCAGTTGTAGCTATTGCCACACTAATCACGTCCCCGTTTTGTAAAAACCCGGGTGCAATCCCTAAATCACTAAGTTTTACTGTAATTTGAGTGGCGGTGGACGAACCGTTTAATAATACAGTAGCTTTGGCAGCGCCTATTGTAATAGTAGCTATACAGTAATCCGTTCCGGCGGTACCCGAAACAATAGCCGTAATAACAAACGAGGTAATAAGTTTTGTCTCTCCCGAACCAAGGGTATAAAGCGTTGCGGTTGCCGAAGTTCCTGCGTTAACCGTTGTGCCAGCCGTTTTTGATGTTGCGGGATTTTTTAAATATGCTATTTGATTTAATGACATTTTATATTGAATTAATTATTTCTTTTAATTGTACTATTGAAACAAATTCATAACCGGTATTGCTTGAATTTCTCATTAATAACTGATATCTATCAGTAGCTTGAGCTGGCGTTAAGTTTCCGTCTACGGTTTCATATAAAAACCCGTTTACACCATTGGTTCCGTTTGTTCCATTATTTCCATTTGAGCCTTTTGCCACACCAGCATCTATGGTTGAGCTATCGCTAAGGGTTAATATTAAATGTCCCGAACCATCTATTGTTGCGTTAGTAACGCTTATTCCGTTATCGCCGGCGTCTCCGCTTAGTCCATCTATTACTATCGTTTGCCACGACGTTCCGTTCCAAAAACGAGCTTCTTTTAGCGTACTATCTCTATATGCGTCTAAAACATTAGGTTCTCGGGGTGCCGATGATAAAGTTCCAAGCCAATTAAATGTTTTTCCTGTTTGACCTTTAAAGTTTATAGCAGTAGAAAGAACTCCAAAGGTTCCATCTGGCTGCATATATGGATTAGCAGGTGAATCTGGAGGCGTTCCTTCCCCTCCAACCCATGCTATAAATTTTTGTGCGTATAAATTACCAACCCCCTCTTTGGTTCCATCGTTTTGAACAAATCCAGTAACCATGGCATAACCTTGGTTACCCTTAATACCTTGGTTTCCATTCGATCCAGTATTTCCGGTATTGCCTTTTTGAACAACAACCGGCTGACAGTTACAATTATTTATTCCGCAATCAGTACACATTTAATTACAGCCGCAATCAGTACACAACTTTTGCGCATTTCTCAATGCGCATTTAGCCGAATTGTATTGACCTAAATTAGCAGCATATTGAGATGTTAATATTTGAGACCAAGTTTTTAAATTATGAATAGTGTTTTTATCATTACAATCACAACCACATTTGTTTTTTAGAAATTGTTTCGTATTACAACAGATAATAGAGCAAATTTGAAGTATGCTTTTTGTTATATGAGCGCTAAAAATTGTTCCCGATATGTTTACTTGACTAACCGAATAATCAATAGCGTATACATTATCTTTTATTGGTGTTGGTGCTGCAACGGTAGCCCCATCAAATATATTGGGAATCTTAATGGGGTTTGTTGAAGTAAATGGGAAATTAGCGTCTGTTAAAAAACTCATAGCATCAGATGTTGTGGTGTCTGGATTTACCAAAGTTGCGCCAGTTATAGTGCCGCTTTTTACGGTTAAATTTATTTTATATTGAATGCTATCTTCTTCTCTTGTAAGTTTTAATACAACGTTTACAACATCTGTTGTTGCTGGATTTGGAGTGCCATATCCTCCCGTATTAGTAGAAGAGTAAGCACCAGTAGTATCAGCTATAACAAAAAAGTTGTTATCATCAGATATTTGAACAGAAAAGTTAAGTGATAAACTCATTTTGCAAATGTAAGAAAATATTTCTTATTTAGAATCGTTATAAATAAGAAAATTAATACTATATTTGTAGAAATTTTTTTAAACTATAAAAATGAGTACAGAACAACCAATAGAACAGCTTGCCACCGAGAGTGCGCAACCTATTGTAAAAAAAGAGGTGTCTTGGGATAAATTTTTAGGCGAGGAAACACCGGTAGAAACTCCAAAAGAAACCCAGCCAGCACCAGAAACCCCAAAAGCGGAACAGCCAAAACAAGAAGCCGTTACTACTGAAGTAAAAACAGAGGCAATCCCAGCAAAAGCTAAAACGGAGCCTAAGTTAGAAACAGAAATAACGCCATCTCTCGAGGGCATTAAATTTGATGAAGAGCTAAAACTAGGAACCGACCTTAATTATGTTGCGCTAGGCAAGAGGCTTGGCTTAGACATAAGCGATGATAATCTCGGTTCTTTTGAGGCGGCATTAAAGTTACGCGATGAGGGACTTCAAAAAAAGGCTTCTGAGCAAACATTTTTAGAGGCATTAGAAAAACAAGACCCAAAGGCTCAAGTTGCTTTTGTATTGGCTAGTGAAGGCTATGATTTAGCTCAAATTGCCAATCCAGTTGCCGAAATAGATTCTTTATTACGTTTATCAAACTATGATTTGTTGAAACAAGAGTTACAACAAGATAAGCGTCTTAGCCAAGAAGATATTGACAAGCAACTAGAAGAACTTGCAGAAAGCGGGCAGATTGACGCGAAAGCAAACTCTATTCGTAGAGACATTTCCGAAATTAAGAACGAAAGAATAAACTCTATTAATTCTATTTATTCGGCGGCTCTTACCAAGCAAAAACAAAGGGAAGAAGCTCAAAAAAATGAACTTATTTCTGGTATTGAACAGGAAATTTTGGCATCTCAAGAATATGCCGGAATGAAATTACCCGATTCAATTAAAAACAGCTTGATAAGCCAAGTGAAATTAGGAAAATTTGACGATGTGATTAATAACAAAAAGGCTATTGCCGAATTAATTATTCACAAATCTATATCTAATTATGCGCTAAATGAGATTAAACAGAAAACAAGAGAGGCTGTTTTGAATGAGCAACTTAAAAAAATGCACAACATTCCAAATGCGGGTAATAATGTAGTTGCTTCGGGTCAAAAAGCTACGGGTCTCGACATATTTAAGGAATAATAAAATTATAAACATTAAAATTAAACAACAATGAGCATTCCAGTATCAGCATCAATATTGACTGGTTCAGTATCAAATTCGTCTACATTAAGTCAAGAGGATTTGATTCTTAACGCAATCGCCAAACCTTACGTTCAAACTCTTATAGACAGAACAACACAACGTAGTTTGGTAACGTTATTTACAACCTCTAAAAATTTAGAGTTGGCATTAACGCGTCCTGAATTAGACAATTCGGACAAAGTTAAATTAGACGAAAGCAAAAGCGTGTCTTCTATTTCGTATCAATTTAAAAAATATGGTCGTTTAAGTCGCCCAACAGCTATTATTTCTCAAGTTGGTTCTACCAATCCTGACGGAACCTTCCAAATTTTAGCAAAAGAAGGAAACTTACACCAAAATATGATGGTTAAATTCCATGCTCAAAACTTTTGGGCGCAAGTAATTTCGCGTACTGGCGTAGCTGGTAACTATGTTTACACTTTCCGTTCTGCCGATGGTCGCTTGTTTGATTGGAATACAATTTGTGCTGGTCAAAGCGGTGCCAAAACCGTAATGGGTGCTTATACTTCTTACCCAGAGGCTTCTGAAAAAGGGCATAGCATCACAGTAAACCCAGATACGTTTATTGCTTATACCACCATTCAGCGTAATCAAATTTCGCTTACCGGTAACTATATGAGCCAACAAACATGGGTTGAGTTTACTCGCCAAGATACAGGAGAAAGCGCGAAAGGGTTTTTCTATGAGCCGGTTTATAATGCTATGTTAGAATTTAACAAGCAAAACGAAACTCAAAAAATCTGGGGTATTTCAAATATGCGTAATGCCGATGGCACCCATAAATCTGAAATTCCAAAAGATGAAAATGGATTTGATATGGTTCGCGGCGACGGTTTATTTGAAACTGTTTCTGGTGCAAATCAAATTGTATCTTCTGGTATTGACGGTATGACTACCGTTGATGATTGGGTTGATATGCACAATAAATTAAACCGCAATAGCAACCAAATTATGGGTTCTATTCGCGTGGTTGCTACCGGTAGTGTTGGGTTTACTCACTTCCAAATGAATATCGCCCCTGTATTGGCAAAATTACAAAACGTTTATTACGTTAAAAATATTGCTGATATGAAAGAACAAGGCGGTAGTATTGGAATGACTGGGCAAACATTTACTCGTTTAGATTTTGGCGGTAATACATATTTTCTTGTATTGCACCCTCAATTTGATGACGTAATGCACACACAATACAACTCGTATGGCAAAAACATTGTAAGTGGTACTTACTTGTTTTTAACTATTCAAGAACCAATGGCGCCTACTAAAAATATCGAAATCATGGCTAAACGCTTAAACGGCGTTGATCGTTCAAACGTTTATAAAGTGTTTAACGGTATGTCGGGCGCTGGAGATGGTGTTGCCGTAACAACCGGTGATTATAACACGTTCTCTCACTTAAAAGAAGATTTGTTAGTAAACCACAAACCTGAGCTTTGCGGAGTAATTGAGCCTGCTGCTTAAAAAACAATAGCCCCCTATTAAAATGGGGGCTTATTTTAAACAATAAATAAAAATAAAAACAATGTCAGAAAAAAGAACAATCGATACCCAAAGCGGGACTTTGGAAGAGGGTGTACACTTTTTCTATTTTAAAGATGGAAATGGTGTAGAGCATCCTGTGGCTAAATTAGATCACAAAATCTGGGAAGAAAGGCGTATAGGCAAAATCTCTTTACAAAGTTTCCGTGTAAGTAGAAACGCCGTAAAAGAAGAAAACTCGGTTTATTCAAGCGCTACAATAAGTGCCTTTAAAGATTTATCTACCGGTGTTTGGTTTGGTATTCCTATTGGTGTTAATCAAAACACAAACGGAATTACTTGGCAGCAAATATCTTTAGATATGGTTGAGGAATTTGATTTATCAAACCCGAGAGATAGAGAAAGATGGGTTGTTTTAAGCCGATCTCCTATTGTAGAGGGTAGTCCAAATCAGGTTTCGGGTAAACCTTTGTATAAAGTGTTTGACTTTCAGGCTAAAGCCCAAAAACGCTTAGAGGAATATACTTTAAAGGATAGGTCTATTGAAATCATCAAAGGACTTGATGAATATGAACTGAGAGATGCCGCAATACCTTTAAAAATAAACGCCGCTGCATTTGACCCGGTAACGCTTCGTTCTGAATTGCGTTTTGTTGTAGAAAAAAACTTTAAAGACTTCCTGAACTTTTGGGAAAGCCCAACAAGACACGCCGCTATTGTATTTCATAAAGCCGTTCACCGCGGAGTAATAAATAGAGTATTGCAAGGTGGGCAAATGATGTACACGTTTGGTGCGGAAACTTTAGGTATTACAGAAACAGACAGTATAGCTTATATTTCAATGCCAGAAAGGGCTGTGTTATACAAGAGTATTGTTGTTGCTACCGAAACAGCCGAAAAGGAACAAAAGGTCTCTAAAAACTCAAAAATTCCTATGGTTGATATAAAAAATCAAGAGGTAGAAGACTTAAAGAAACAAGTTGAGCTATTAACCAAGGCTCTTTTAGATAAAAATAAAGAAGGGGATGTGGCTTCTAGCGCCGAGCCCAATTTAGATTTTATGCCAGAAAGCGAATTAAAAGATTTGGCAAAAGATTTAAAAATAAAAGGTTACGCATCTATGAAGCCAGGCACTCTAAAAAAAGCAATAAAAGACGCACAATCTTTAGTATAAGATGAATATTATAGAGATGATAGAACGAGTTTACTTCCACCTTGACAGGGAGAAGTCGGCTCGTTTTTTAGATTCTTCTTTAATACAAACCATTAACCTTGCTACGGTTGATGTTTTTAAGGATAGGACAGAAAATGAAAAACAAATAAAGCCCTATTCTTTTGAAAGCAACAACCAAGTAATGATGGAGCTTTACACACTAATAAAACAAGTGGGTATATCTCCCGTTGGCGACACAATTCCTTACCCTAATGATTATCGTTTTTTTGGAGAATTATTTGTTACCGTTGATGGATTAACCGATTATTGTAGATTTTGCCCAATGGAAATGACGGGAACTATATTAAAAGATAGTTTCAAAAAGCCAAAGGCGGTTAAGGGGAAAACTAAATTCTATTATCAAGAGTTAAGTAATTCTTTTAATATTTTACACGGAGGAAATACCCTTCAATCTTGTCAATTCAAATATTTAAGCTATCCGGTTAATGTTTCTATTGGAACGGAGGCTGATAAAATAAACGGATATACAGGGGGAACCGTACAAACAAATACTCAATATATTGCTTATGACGATGTAACTTATAATGGCACGTTCTATCCTGCCGGCAGTGTGTTTGTTTCAACAACAGTAACGACACTCACTTCGGGAATAGTAATACCATATTCAATTATCGTAAATAGTGATATGCCTGTTGAAATACAGGATGAAATTTGCAAAAGGGCGGCCGACAACCTTCTTATTAAAATATCAAGTTTTGAAAAAGAGCAGTTTATGGATAAAAATATACATTCGGATTAAAAAAAGTTATTTAGAATGATTCTAAATAAGAAATTATTCGTATGTTTGTAGAAAATTAAAAACCAACAATTAAAAAAATAAAAAAATGTTAAAACAAAAATCGTTTTTACTAAAAACCTCATCGCAAGCCGATGTACAGTACGCTAACGGCAATTTAATTGTTGGCAGTACTAAAATTAAAAAATCATTTATCAATCGCATTCAACACGTTCGCTATAAAGCGGAAGTTGTTCAGGTTTACACGATTGGTTCATCTTATACGCCAAGTACAGGTACTCAGTACGCTCTTGGTATTGGAAGCGTAGAGCGCTATCCAAACGCAGCACAAGAAGGATTAAACAAAATCGCTGTGTTGTCTCCTATTTCGTTTCCTTCTGGTAATACGGACGCTCAAAACAGAGAGATTATTAACGGAATGTTAGTAAAAGCTATTAATGACAAATCTGATAGCTTAGGTGTAACGGCTGTTTCTTTAACTGGTGGTGCTGGATTTACAATTACCGATAAAGGTGGTTACTATGGCGCGCGCAATGGTGGTTCTCAGGTTAATTATGGTGCTACCGAGGTAGTATTGTTTACTAATTCTGACGGAACAGGGTTTGTTGATGCGACAGATAAAACACTTACTACATCTGCTGTTTATGAGTTTGGAACTGGAGCTATTTTATTAGCTGACAAACCAGCCTTAGACCCATTGTTTATGTATTACCCAGTCGGTACTCCTGCCGGTGAAGCTGTGTGGAGAGCTTTGTCTCCGGTTGCGGCAGACGGAACATACGCTGTTTCAGGTCAAAACTACGATGCGTTCATAATTTCTTTTGATGATTATTCTCAAATTCCGTTGACAAACAACGACAACAAAATGGGATTGGAATCTAAAGAGTTTTGGGTATTTGTTGATAATGGAACCGGAACTTCAACTACAAACTTAACCGGATACTTTACGTTTGTAAAAGCTATGCACAAAGTAATGGCCGATATAAATAACGGAGTACACGGAATCGGTCAATTCTTTGATAGCATTCCGTTAGGCCAAAAAGTTGGTGGTGGTGCTGTTAGTGGTACCGCTGGAGATAGCAACATCTATATTACCAATCAAGGTCAATTAGAGCAATTTATTATCGGAACATCAACTATTATCGAGCCTTCTATTTCATCTTATGGATGGAACGTAGAAAACGATGCGACAGCTACCGAAGGCTCTGAATGGACACCCGTATTAGCTACCGGTGCGCCTCAACAATTTACTGTCGGTGCAGATGATTTTTGCGTTGAAGCTGTTGTGTCGGCCACTACTGTTGCAAACGTTGATTGGACTTTAGGGTTCCGCACTAAAGAAGCTGGTCAATCCGCATTAAGTGGTTACCAAAAAGCTGCTGCGGTTGAATTAGTGGGTGCCGCTATTAAAACAGCCGGAATGTTGGTTTCTGGTACTTATACAGAAACAAATACTGGCGATACGGTTTCAAACAGCACAAAATACGTATTACAGGTAATCGTTAAAAAAGATGGTACGGTAAGCGCATTGGTTAATGGAAAAAGCTATGTAGTTAATTCTGCGGCAAGCACTCCAATCGTTCTTCCTGCTGGAACAGTAATGGTGCCGTTCTTACGCAACACCAACCTAAACAGTTCTACTGCGGTGCCTATTGTTTACGAATTTATCGCAAACGAAAACACCGATTGGTTGAACTAATAAAAAACAAACAATAACATAAGAAGCCCCGTGTAAAAATCGGGGCTTTTTTGAATGTACAAGATGGATATATTGCCTCAAAATATCATATTAGCACTAAAGAACGCCCTTAAGCATCCTCATTTGCAAAATCCATTCCTTACATTAGAGGATTTGGACTCTATTCAAAGTAATTTATACACAACAACAGGAACATCTTCTGCTTACCAAGTTAATTCGCCATCAATAACATCATATTTAAGTCCCATTAGGGTAGACGTTCAGTTTCATACTGGATGTGTAAATGGATCAACTATACAATTTAACGCATTAGGAAACTTAAACATTAAGATATTTAATGGGGAAACAATTTCGGTTGGAGATATAGTGTCTGGGGGTATTTATTCGGGGTACATAATTGGGGGAGAGTTTAGGATATTAACCGTTACGAACAATATTGTAGAAAGTTTATAACAAAAAAATGGAAAAAATTAAATACACGATAGCTGAGGGAGATATTTTGAATAAGCAAATTATTAAAATAGTATTTGACGGGACTAACTGGCAAGTTGTTGGTGCACTCGGAAGCATACCTTATGTAACGCCTTAATAAAAAACCAAAACCATGAAAAAAATAAACTTAATTTTATCTTTAATTTTAATTAGTTTTTTGTCTTATGGACAAAAAAGTTTACCAGACAGTTGTTTGCAGGCATTAAAAGCAAACACACGTCATCCATCAAACGTTAATCCTTTTGTAACCAAAAATGAATTAAATGAAAGTTTTGATAGCACAAAGTTCATACCTCGTGCAGGTACTACTAATAGTGCTCCTCTTACAGGTACTATTGAGTATAGGGGTGCAATTTATTCTACCGCTTTCGTTGATACGGTTGGAGCTTTCTATATTGGTGCTGGAGATAGTAAAGATATTGATAATATGTATTTGGGGGGTGCTGCTTATTTTGATAATAAAGGTGCTGCTGGTATGTTTGCTTATTCTAATGGTCTTAGTCGTTATCCTAATGGACAGTCATATCTTAATTTGCTAGGTAGTTCAGTGTCTATTAATTCAAGGTTAAATAGCTCATATTCAACTTTAACTTTAGACACAGGAAATATTTCAATAATGGGTGGTAATTGGTTCAAGGGTTTACAATATGATATATTCACAGAAAGTCATGTTTCTGCCAATAAAAACGGTTACTCTATTTTAGATATGAACCAAAATGATGCAAGGTATCAGGCTCTAACAGGTACTACTAATAGTAATCCTCTTACAGGTACTATTGAGTATAGGGGGGCCGCTAATTCTACCGCTTTTGTTGATACGGTTGGCTCTTACTATATCGGATACGGCAATAAAAAAAATATTTCTACTGCTACGATTAATGGTAATATAAATTTCAATAGTAATGGTGGCGTACAATTAAATTCAGTTAGCTCATCAACTGTTAGTTATGTTTCAGCTTCTCCTACCTTTGGTTTAAACTTTGTTGCTTCTGTTGGAAATAACAATACACAATTTATAATGAACTCTGGAAACATGGTTTTTTATTCCACCAACTCAACTTTTAAGGGTTTGCAATATTCCTCAATTACTGAAAGCTATGTTACTACAAACAATAACGGACTTTCAATTCTTGACAGAAACCAAAATGATAATAGATATTTATTTAAAACAGGAACTATAACAATAAACGGAAGTACACAAACATTTAGTTCAAACCCTTCATTTACGGTTTCATCTGGAACTACCTATACAACATCAACCCCATTAACTATAACAAGTTCAACTGTAATAGGATTAAATTATTCATCACCATTAACAGTTACAGGTAATTCGCTAACAATACCCACTTCAAATGGTTCTACGAATGGATATTTAAGTTCGACTGATTGGACTACATTTAATAATAAAGCGAGTTCATCGGCTACATTTACTGTTAATGGAGTAGCTATGGCTTTAGGCACTTCAAGCACAACTATTGCGGCCGGAACTGGATTGACATTAAGTACAAACACATTATCAATAAATACAACTCAAAACACAGTAACCACAGCGACCGCTTTGGCAAGTGTAGGGACTGTAACTACTGGAACCTGGAATAGTAGAATACAACCCACATATTCAACGGTAACAACTGCAAGTTTAATAACAATAAACACGGATAATTATTCAGCTTATTCGGTTACTTCATTAAGTACAGCGACCACTTTTACAACACCAACAGGTACGCCAACACCGTTTCAAAGTTTTATTTTAAAGGTAAAAGACAACGGTTCATCTCAAACACTTTCTTTTGTAACAACTGCGGGAGGTTTTAATTTCAGCCAATTCCAACCTGCGCCAACAGCCACAACGGCGGGAAAATGGCTGTATTTATACATGATTTGGAATGCTCAAAGCGGTTATTGGGATACAACTTGGAAAGACGGATTTTAGCATGAAAAAAATACTTTACATATTAATTTTATTTGCGTGCAATTTAAGCGCACAGCCTCAATTTACCGATGTAAATGGATTAACTACAAGGGGTTTAGTATCCTACTGGGATATTGGTAACTCATTATCTTATTCAGGTAGCGGTACAGCATTAACCGATATAAAAGGAACTAACAACCAAACATTAACAAGCGGAACTACTTATTCATCTAATAATTGGGGATATATAAATTTTAATGGCTCTCAAGAAGGTAAAAGTGGTTCGAGTATAACTTTAGGTAGTGGAAATGTTTCAATGACTACTTTATTTAAAAGCCCTGGAAGTAATCCTTCGGCAAATAAAGCAATATTTAGTTTTTATTATTCAGGAACTATTAATAACTCATCTGTTATTGTATATTTGTTTTCTGATGGAACTATACGTGGTTTTATACGTGACCACGCAGGTAATTCTATAAATGTATCCTCAACGGGTAGTTCATATGGAACAGATGGTAATTGGCACACAGTTACAGTTGTAAGAAGCGGTACAACATTATACTTATATATTGATGGCTCTTTAAATAATTCAGGAACGAATGCTTCATTGGGAACGTTAAGCGATGCAAATTATTTTTGGGTAGCATCAAATAATAAAACAGTCAATTCAACAAATGCATTTAGCGGTATAGTTTCACTTTGTGCTTATTGGAATGTTGATTTAACGGCTCAAGAAGTATCATTCAATTATCAATATTTATTAACAAGAACTTTACATTAAAAAAAAAACATGAGAACAATTAATTTAACAGAAACTAAAACGATAGTACTTGTAAAAGAACAAACTATTGACGCTAATCAAATTTATTATAAAACCGAGGACGACGGACAACAAGTAACTGCCTTTGTTGATTTTGGGGTTTCTTTAGGAAGCCAAACATTAATTTTATGGTCGGGAGATGACTATAATAATATAGGTCAATGGACGGACGAACAAGCAGATGCACGTATTTTAGAATTGTTAAGCTTGTAATTAGAAAAATAGGTTTATGAGTTTTTATTCTCAATATAAGGATGTTATACAGGTAGTTTATGGAACATCGGTGGTTGTGGCGTTGTATTTTGGATTATCAAATAAAATAGATTTGATTAAACAAAAACACGAAGATGACTTTACTATGCTTCAGTATCAAATTAACGAATTAAAGTATGGTAGAGAAAATAGAAGAGAAAAAACATATAATAATACTGATGTTGCCTTAGTACCAAATGAAATAAGAAGGAAAAAGAACCCTAATTTTGAAGAAATAGATAATTAATCATAGGTTATGAATAAAATTATAGAAATAGCAAAATCTTTTGCAGGGAATAAAGATAATCCAATTTATAGAGATTGGTTTTATGGAGAACCTAAAAAGGGAAATACTCTTGAAATTAAAAAATATAATGATTGGTTGAGTAATATTAAAAAAGCAGCTGATTGTGCTGTTTTTTGTTCATATTGTTATAATGAAGCTGGATTTCCTCTTGGTAAAGGTGATTTTTTAAATGGATGGGCAAGCGTCCCAAACGCATTAAAACATTATACAACTACAAATGAAATAACAAAATTTCCTCAAAGTGGAGATTTAGTTATAATGGGATGGGATGGTAAAACTCCAAGGCACATGGGATTATTTATTGAAAATTTAGGAAATGGCACAATAAGAACCATAGAAGCAAATACAAGTAATCCTAATGACCAAAATAAATCTGAAGATAATGGAGGTTGGACTATGGAAAAAATAAGACCAAATAAATTTATTTTAGCTTATATTCATCCTAAAGTATTAGATAATACAAGCGAAGAAACAATTAAAGAAAGATTAGCATGATAAATTTAATAAAAATTTTTACCTTTATATTTTTATCAATAAACGTTTTTTCTCAGGAATTAACAGGTAAAATAAGTGCGGATAGTTTATTGTATGTAAAAGATTCAACATTAAAAAATACAAGTGAAATATTAAATTTATATACTTCTATTTTAAACCATCCCAATGTAAGTGATAATGATATTTGTACGCTTCATAAATGGAATGTTCTATATGTAGAAAAAAATATTAAAGAAGAAGATTTAATAATTTTATTAGAAGATAAATTATCTTTATTAGAAATGCAAAGATTATATAAAATAAAAACACCTAAACATAAATAACATGGATTACACATACCCAGCCCTTTTAGGCTTCGCAATCGTAGGAGTATTGCTACACAATTTAGTTGAAATGAATAAACTAAATAAACAACCAAATTATAATTTTAAACTTTTAGAATATATTAAAACAGAGATTTATTCGATATTAATTTCGGTTTTAGTTAGCGGCGTTTGTGTTTATGCTTCTCAAGAAATTAAACAAATTCAACAAGTAGGTAATTGGCTCGGATTAGCTTTTGTCGCTATTGGTTATATGGGACAAAGCCTATTAATTGCCGCAATGGGTAAAGCACAAAAAGTAGTAGATAATACAACAAACTAATGGAAGCCAGTCCGATTTACCCAAACCCTAAAACACCAGATTGGATACTTGCTGTAATAGCTATATTAGCTATGATTTTTATTTCGTTAATGACTTCATGTGGAACTGTAAAAAAATTAAAGCATAAATCAGAAATAAAATCAGATAGTACCGACTTAACCAAAACGGTTTTAACGCAAACAGTAACCGAAAGGATAGATACTACCATAGAAGTAAAATCAGATAGTCTAAAACAAGAAAACTCATTATCTGAGTTATTAAAAGGGGATACTATTACTGAGGAAAACGATAATTTGATTTTAAAGACGTATGAGGATACTGTAAAAAAAACAGTTCATACCAAGGCTATTTCAAAACCTAAAAAAGTACACGTTTACCAAGATAAAAAAACGGTTACAAATCTTAAACAAAATAAAGATGTTGAGGTTAAAAAAGATATAAAGGAAAGTGAAAAAACAGTTGAGCGAACTGGTATAAAATGGTATTGGTATGTTGTTTTTATTTTACTTATCATATTAATAATAACTTATATTATACTTAGAAAATATTATAAGTTTTTACCTTAAAACAATAGGCGTTTTTTCCATTTCGACTATTTTTTAGCCTCTAATTTATTAGGGGCTTTTTTATTTCATTAGAAAATCCCTAAACCACTTTAAGAAGGTAAAACCATAGTAAAATCAACTGTTTCTTATTTGCTCCCCTTATTAATAAGGATAGCACTTTTTTAAATGCTGTGCTTAGATTTTGAGCTTTGAGGGTAAAAATAGGTGTTGGTCCTATCTTTACCTTAAATGCCTTAGCTTGAGTTTCTCGCATCGTTTTGGCTGAATAGCGGAAAGTGTTACGTCCATTCTACTCATTTAAAAAGTTTCTTATTTCTTGTCGCAGGAATAATTTAAAGCCACCTATTAAACTCTTTAAACATCCAACGACTGCCGAGCGTTGTTCTCAAAGCGGAGCTGTTTAGTAGGAAATCAGCAAGTCCATAAAGCATAAAACCTCCCAGCAATTAAGTCGGAAGGTTTAGGAGGCTTTATGTGCCGAACAACGGCAATATGTTTTTAAGAGTTGTTATACTAGAACCTTCCGAGTAATTATATAACAGCTACAAATATAAAACAAATAATTTTAATATGCAAATTTATTTTTCTCAAAAGTTTACTATATTTGCGAATGCCTATTAGTATAAATGAACCAAATTTAGCATCGGTGTACAACGATAAGGGCTTTATACTTTAAAACAATGCTTTGTAACGCTAAATGTGTGCGCACACTTACAAAGAATGTCAATTAACCAAAAAGAACCCGATGTAAAAAGTCGGGTTTTTATTTATACTCGTTCTAAATTACACTTTTTTATAAAATTTAACATTTTTTATTTGCATATAGTAATACAATGTGTTACATTTGTACCATCAAAACAAATTATTATGAAGGCACTAACAAAAAAACAAGTATCAAACTTAAATAACTTAATTAACAACGGAAAATATATTACTACATCTGTTGCTGAAATAGCTAAAAACAAATATTCATATATTGTTACAGTATTGGTACACACAATGACAACTTCCGAAAAAATGATTGTAGTATTAAATGAAAAAAAACAATTCATATCTATAAATGGCTCTCACATTTTACCAAGTCATTTAAAAGGTAATGTATCAATTAATTAATAAAACAAAACAAATAAAAAATGTCAAAACAACCAAACCCCACGCCTTTAAGACTTCCAGATGAAGTAAAGGCAATATACAAGAAAGCAGCTAAGAAAGTTAGCACAAAGCACGCAGTAGTAACGACACATAAATTAATGGTTGACGATTTAAAAGCTGCAAGTAAAAATTGGAAAAAACATTTTGACTTATGAAATACGATTGGTTAGACATTATGCTTTTCAACGCCGTAATGGTAATAGCCTTTGTATGGGTGTTTAAAATGATTAAAAGCGAAAACAAAAGGACTTTTAAAAGGAGGTAACGGTTCGTAGCTTGTTTTAGTGCCGATTTTAACCTAAAAATTATATTATGAAAACGAAAGTAAATACAAAGAAAAATGTTTCTACGAAGCCGAAAAATAAGGCATTGAAACAAGGTGCTGTTAGCAGCAGTAGTAAGATGAATGGCTACCATATAGAAACGCTTGATGGGACTGGCAGTTTTAACTTTTTCACAGAAGCAGAAAACCATAAAAAAGCACTAAGGAATTTAGAAACAAAATCATTTGATTATAAGAGATTAGTTAAAACTTACAAGGACTTAACGATAACTGTTAATAAGGTGTATTAGCTATTGCTGCTAACTACCGTATAGACATAGTAAAATTTTAAGTAATTAATTATCAATATATTAAATATAAGCATATGTTAATATTTGTTAAATATATAATTATCGTATTATTAATTAATAATTATTGCTTATATTTGTAAAAAAATAAACATGGCACAGAATATTGTAAACATTAGCGAGGGCAACGAGCAGAAATTACAGGTAATATCTTCGTTACTTGTATTGAACGGTAAAAAGAAAAGAAATAATAGCGACCTTATAAACGAGTGTATAGAAATGCTTTACAATGGCATTACATCGGTTGACGAGGAAGACTGTTTAAATATTTTCAACATTAAAAAGAATTTGTAATGAGTTCACAATGGCAACAAGAAAGCTACGTCGAAATGAATAGGCAAGCAAAGGTTGAAGAAGAAGAAGCTTTACAGCCTATTAAAGTCCGTTCGAAATGCTGCGACCATCTTTTTTACGAAGAAGATTTAAACGAGGACGGCAAATGCCAAGAATGTTTGGAGTGGGAAGAAAAGCACAAAAACGATTAAAACAAAACAAAAAATGGAAAAACAATTAGAATTATTAAAAAAGTACGGTGTAAAAAATTACACTATTAAGGATGGTAAAATTACTATCAACGGTTATTTGGATTTGAGCAGTTTAACAAGCTGTGATAAGGACTTCTTGAAAGGCACAACTATCAACGGTTATTTGTTTTTGAGCAGTTTAACAAGCTGTGATAAGGACTTCTTGAAAGGCACAACTATCAACGGTTATTTGGATTTGAGCAGTTTAACAAGCTGTGATAAGGACTTCTTGAAAGGCACAACTATCAACGGTTCTTTGTATTTGAGCAGTTTAACAAGCTGTGATAAGGACTTCTTGAAAGGCACAACTATCAACGGTTCTTTGTATTTGAGCAGTTTAACAAGCTGTGATAAGTACTTCTTGAAAGGCACAACTATCAACGGTTATTTGTATTTGAGCAGTTTAACAAGCTGTGATAAGGACTTCTTGAAAGGCACAACTATCAACGGTTATTTGTATTTGAGCAGTTTAACAAGCTGTGATAAGGACTTCTTGAAAGGCACAACTATCAACGGTTCTTTGGATTTGAGCAGTTTAACAAGCTGTGATAAGGACCTCTTGAAAGGCACAACTATCAACGGTTATTTGTATTTGAGCAGTTTAACAAGCTGTGATAAGGACTTCTTGAAAGGCACAACTATCAACGGTTCTTTGTATTTGAGCAGTTTAACAAGCTGTGATAAGGACTTAATCAGAGGCAATGTAAAAAAATTAAAGGTAGGTTTTAACAAAAAAGGAAATTACTGTTATTTTGATGGAATTTTAAATAAAGTTAAATCGGTAACCGAAAAGAAAAACTATAAAATTTACACTACAACAAATGGGTATGTAGCTCAAAAAGGTAAATTTACAGCTCACGGTAAATCAATTAAGGCGGCTATTTTAGATTTAGAATTTAAAATGATTGCAGAGAAACTAAAAAAAGAGCCAATTAAAGCAGATACGGTTATTACAATGCAATATTACCGAACAATTACAGGCGCTTGCGAAATGGGAGTAAAATCATGGATGCAATCAAATGGAATCGAAAAGGACAAAATTAAGGCTAAAGATTTACTTCCTATTTTAGAAAAAACCAATGCTTATGGATTAGATAGGTTTAAACAATTAATTACTTTTAATAAATAAAAAATGGAAACAATAATCACAAACAAACAGAGGGATAACATTCTTCTTGCAATTGGCGAAAGTACCGGGTTTTCAAAAGAGGAAATAGAGAAACTTTCGGAAGAAGATAAAAGCGAATTGTTTAACTTAATAAGTAATTAAAATGGGTAATTTCACACAAGACGATATGTTCTTTTTTGGCTCATTTATTGCCATAAAAATACTTGAAGGAGATAGAAGAAGTATTGATGAACTGTTAAAAGAATGGATTTATAATAACAAAAAATAATAAACACAATGAAAAGCCAAATAGTAAGTTCAAAAGTATTTGCCGCCAAAGTAAAGCAAATGGAAAACGCAGATAACGCATATTTTTTGCGTCCTGTTTTAGAAATAACAGATAAAGATTCTGAATTGTTTAATCAATATGAAACACAAAGATTAAAGGATTATCAGGATAGTTTAAAAGAACTATTAACTGCTAAAGAATTTGTCGGGCAAACGCAAAACACCATGTCTAAGTATCATACTGACAAATTTTTGGAAGAAATAAAATTTATTAATAAACAAGTTAAACGAATAGAAAAATCAGCATGGAAATAGTGTTATCAATAATAGGATTATCGGGATTAATCATATATCTAATGTTAAGGTATATTTATAAAAACCAGCCGGAGTATTATATAGCAAAAGAAAAGCTATTAACCGATGATATTTTTGTAATTTACAAAAAGAGGTCTGGTATAACCTATTTGCCCGAAGATTGGTATTATTCATTAGATGAAGCAGAAAGAGAGATTAAAATTTTAGAAACAAGTAATAACAATAAAAACAAGTAAACATGGAAAACAAAAATGTAGAAACAATAAGTCCAATAGAAACAGCATTGGCAAAAGAAAACATCACTAATCAAGTGATTGCGGAATTAAAACAAAAATATTCAGGCTTAACCATTAAAGGACTTGATGATAAAGCGGGTTTTAAAGAGGTTGAAGAAGCAAGAAAGCATTGTAAAGCAATTAGAGTATTAGCATCTAAAATTTGCAAGGCTGGTCGTGAAGAAGCGATACAAATTCAAAAGGACTGGATTGCAAAAGAAAAAGAGGTTGTTTCTGCAATAGAAGAAACAGAATTACATTTAGAATCAGAAAGCAACCGTATTAAAGAAGAAGAAAAACGAATCTTGTTTGAAGCTGCACAAAAAGCAAAATTGCCTATTCGTAAAGAACGCTTAATGACTATTGGGGTTGAGGTTGAAGATGAAAAGTTGCTATCAATTAACGATGAAGATTTTAACGCACTATTTAACGACCTACATACAAAAATATTAGAAGAAAAAGCGGCTGCATTAAAAGCAGAGGAAAAACGTATTGCTGATGAAAAAGAGTTAGAGCGTAAACGCATTGAAGCCGAAGAAAGAGAAAAACAGCGCATCGAAAATGAGCGTTTAAAAGCAGAAAACGAAGCCAAAGAAAAAGCTCTTGCAGAAGAAAGAGCAAGAGCAAAAGCAATACAAGATGAGCAAGATGCAATCTTAGCGGCAGCAAAAAAGAAAGCAGATGAAGAAGCAGCCAAAGCTAAAGCAATTGCGGATTTAAAAATTCAACAGGAACGTGAAGCCAAAGAAAAAGCAGAGGCAGAGTTGAAAGCGGCTAAAGAAGCAGAAGAAAAAAGATTGCGTGAAATTGAAGAAGCAAAAGAGGCTGAATTGCACAAAGGAGATGCTGCTAAAATTGTGGATTTAATAAATGATTTACAGGCATTAAAAACCAAATACACTTTTAAAAGCAAAAAGAATCAAACTCTTTATGCTAATGTTGTCGAATTAATCACTAAAACAATAACCTATATAACAAAATAAAAATGGAAGAAACAAAAAAAACCCAACAAATGACTTTAAAAAATCTCTTTGCAAAAGAAGATGTAAGAAGTCGATTTACAGAAATGCTTGGCAAGAAAGCACAGAGCTTTATTACAAGTGTTTTGCAAATAGCTAATTCAAATGACTTATTGGCTAAAGCAGACCCTATGAGCGTATATAACGCAGCGGCAACCGCCGCAACATTAGACCTGCCATTAAATAACAATTTAGGCTTTGCTTACATCGTGCCTTACAACCAAAAGCAAGCAGATGGAAGTTATAAAACAGTTGCACAATTTCAATTAGGTTATAAAGGATTTAAACAACTCGCATTGCGTACAGGGCAATTTGTAACGCTACATTCTACCGATGTGAGAGAGGGCGAATTAAAAGTAAATAACAGGCTAACCGGCGAAATGGTATTTGAGTGGATACAAGATGAAAAGGAAAGAGCCACAAAAAAAATAGTTGGTTATGTTAGCTACTTTGAATTATTGAACGGATTTAAACAAACGTTCTACATGACTACCGAGGAGCTAACCGGACACGGTATTAAATATAGCCAAACATTTCGCAAAGGTTATGGGCTTTGGAAAGATGATTATAACGGTATGTGTTTAAAAACAGTTACCAAATTAAACCTATCTAAAAACGCTCCATTATCTACTGAAATGCAAAGAGCCGTAATAAGCGACCAAAGCATAATTAATAATGTAGAAGATACAAATATAACCTATGTAGATAATGAGGCGGTGGTAATTGACAAAGAACACGAAAGGGTAATGCTTTTGATAGAAGATGCAAAAACTATTGAGGAGTTAGACCTTTTGTTTCCAAATGTACAAGATGCTCAAATGGATGCTTTTTTATTAAAAAAAGAAAGTTTAACCAAAACATTAAAAGCTAAAAAATAGTTATGAATAACGCAAACGAAATATTATTTAGATGCTCTTCGATTTGTTATTTAATGACAAATGATAGAAGCGGTAAAAACATGGGGGAAACAGCAAAAACACATTTAGTTGATGTTTATGTATCAAACAAGTATAACCGCTTCACAGAAATAAAAGCAAAGCAATTACAAAAGGGAAATGATACCGAAGAAGATAGCATTACAGTTGTATCTCGAGTTACTAAAAAGTTCTTTAAAAAGAATACAGAGCATTTACACAATGATTTTATCAAAGGTACTCCTGACTTATTCGAGGGCGAAACAATCCATAAAGCTGAAGTAATAAGAGATACAAAAAGTAGTTGGGATATATACAGCTTTAATCGTGCAAAGTCAAAAGGATTGATTGATAATTACTATTGGCAAGGTATGGGCTATATGTGGCTAACAGGGGCTAATAAATGTTTTATTGACTATTGCCTAAATAATACGCCTTATAACCTTATAAATAAAGAACTGCATTACGAAAGTTACAATCACTTTGAAAATGATACGCCGGCATGGATTGAATTACAAATAATCGCGAACCATGTTTACGACAAAGAAACCTTTGATAAATATATAGGTATTCGTGGCATATCTATTAATGATGAATATGCGCAAGCTGTTTATGATGGCTTTGTAGAGGTGCCTTTAAAAGAACGTCATTTCTCTTTTGAGTTTGATAGAAGCGAAGAAGATATTGAAAGGATAAAAGAGCGCATAAAACAAGCAAGGGAGTATATGAACACTAATTTATTTGTGTAATGAAACGAACTCCTTTAAAAAGAAAGCCACCAAAGCCAAAGTTTTGCAAGTATGTTGAAAAAGGCGAGGTATGTAATGTAGAATTTAAACCTATGATTTTAGGGCAAAAATATTGCATACCTCACTTAATAAAAGTAGGAAACGAAAAGCAGATAAGTGAAAAGGTTAAGAAGATGAAAGAAAGTCTGCAAGACTATGAAAGTGAAGCCCGTAAATACTTTCAAAAATGGGTAAGGCTAAGAGATAAAAATGACGGTTGTATTTCTTGCGGTCGGACAAATACAGAGCGTTGGGATGGCGGTCATTACTTCAAAGCAGAGTTATATAGTGGATTAATATTTCACGAAGATAACTGCCACAAACAATGTTCAAGACCTTGTAATAAAGACTTAGACGGAAACCTTGCAAACTACCGAATAAACCTTGTAAAGAAAATAGGCGAAGAAAGAGTTAAGTGGCTCGAAGATAATAAAGACAGGCTAAGAGCTAAAAAATATACAAGGTTTGAATTAGTAGAAATAACGGAATACTACAAAGTAAAAATTAAAGAACTAACACAAAACAATTAACCATGCAAAACTCATTTCACAATTCCGTAGATGCCACCGGACAAAATTTAATACAGTTTGAAAATCGGGCGAAAAGACAGGACGAATATATTTTAGAATTTTACAAGGCTAATCCCGAAAGAGATTTTACTGCCGATGAAGTATTTGAAAGCCTGTTTAAAGGCAAAAACGTACCAATTACAAGTATTCGCCGAGCAATCACTAATCTAACCGATAAAAAAGATTTATATAAGTCCGGAAAAAAAAGAAAAGGAGCTTATGGTATGCTTTGCCATGCGTGGAAATTTAATGCTAATAAAGTATGCTAAACACAAAAGACTTTAAGATAGGCGAGTTTATAATCTCTGTTTACACAAACAAAGTCTATTTAGTAGCCGAACCAGATAAAAAAGGACTTGGCTACTTAATAAACGAAAGCGGACAAACAGAGCAATGTAATAGCCACAATAACGCACACTTTAAAAAATTTGATAATCAGTTGAAATTTAAATTATGAAACGACTAACCGAAATAACTGTAAACTACAAATATAAAATTTGTCCTACCAAGTTACAAAAAATAACTAATGATGTTGAGGCTAAAAAGGTTATCAATACCATTTATAGTAAAGTAGAAACTAAGGACTTTCGTGAAACTTGTTTTGCAATTTACCTAAACAACGCTTTAAAAGTTTTAGGTATTCAAAAGCTGTGTGAGGGTGAGCATCGTGGCACTTTAATGTGTTCAAAATTAATTTATCAAACAGCATTAAAAACAAATTCTTCGTCAGTTATTTTGGTACACAACCACCCAAGCCAAATAGCAAAAGCATCTAAGTTAGATATTGAAACAACTAATGCTATTAGGTTAGGTTTGAAGCTTTTGGAAATTGATTTGATTGACAGCTTCGTTTATACAAACAAAAAAATTATTTCTATTAAATAGTATGACAAAAGAAGATTTATTGGTAGAAACAAATATATTGATAGGCTTAATGAAAGCAACTATTGAGCAGTCCTCTACTTTGATAGGAGAGTTGAAACAGAAACCAAAGCAAGAGTTTAATACATGGATGAAGTTAAGCTGGAAAATGCTAAACGAATTTGAAAAAAACAACTTAGTTAATGAGGACTACCTAACCAAGCTATCAGATATTTACCACAATATCAATTTAGAAATTAAGAAAACACTAAAAGAAAGTTTAATAAATAAATAATAAAAATATGAAAACAAAAGAAATTTTACAAAAGGCAATTAACGAATATGGAATAGTTGACCAAATAGGAATGTGCCACGAAGAAATAGGAGAACTTTTACAAGCTATAAACAAGGTTAGTCGTATGAGAGGAATAACACATAAAGAAATATTACATCCTTCTAAATTTTCTGGGGGAGAAACAAAATATTCTTTAGCTTATTATAATCTATGTAGTGAGGTTGCTGACGTAAAAATTATGATTGAACAACTTACATTAATGTTGGATGAAACGGCTATTAATTTATCTTACTAACATAAAATTGAAAGGTTAGAGGAAAGACTTAAATTAATAAAATAACAAATAAAGACTTGTAATTAAAAAATAATTGTTATATTTGCAAAATAAATCCATCACATGAAATCGTTTAATAATATTTTAAGATAATAAAAGCCTGATAAAATAAGCCGTTGTCGTGATGGTCAGTGTGTTTGTTTTAGAGGGCTTTTATACTATATTTATTAACCTAAAATCAATAACATGAAAAAACAAAAAGAAGCCTACTTTAAAGGGTTAAGCCCTATCGAGCGGCAAACTGCATTAAAAGAAAATGCAGTAGAAAGCTACACAAAGAGTGTAGTTAGAAACTTCAGCGAAGATGATTTGTCTGAAATGAAAGACCGACTTTCTGAAACTTGCATCAATTTAAATGATGTAGAGTTAGAAAAGAAAGATTTAAACGCTGAGATTAATGCAAGAATAAAGGCAATTAAGGTTCAGCGAGGAACCCTACTTCGTGATTTGAAAAACAAATATTACGAAAACCAAGAAACAGTATTTGATATTGACGACCAAGAAGAAGGTATTATGTACACATTCGACCAAGAAGGAAATGTTTTAAGTACTCGTAAACTAACCCCAAAAGAAAGACAAACAAATATTAAATCACTTAACACTAAAACAGCTTAATTATGAACGATAAAATTGAAATAAAACTAAACGAAGGGCAAACTGAATTAATTATTCGTGAAGGCGAAGCGTTGCCTTTAAAAGAAGAAAGAATCGTAAACATTTCCGGAACTATTGTTGCCCCTGCCGAATATTACAATAAGCGAAAGGACATCATTAATCCTAAAAAATGTAATGTAATTTACTCATACAGAGATTTATTCATTAAACTAACTGTAAATGAAGATAATCATTACGCTTCAATTATCGAGGGTAAGGCTGTATTAAATCCTGACTTAACTAAGTTCGGAATTAACTCTACTAAAACATGGACCAAAACCGAATTGAAACAATTTTTAAAGATGAACAGAGCCTTTTTTAAGGACTTAGATTCTAACTTAAAAATGGTTTTGAATTTGGAAAAGTTTAGCGCAAGCATTCAGGGTCAAATTGATGAACACAAAGACAATCGAGGTAACTCAAAAAACAACGTAGAAGTAAAGGTAGATACAAACCTTGATATGAACTTTACTTTGCAAATACCTATTTTTATCGGACAGGAAACAACATCTTTTCAAGTTGAAATATGCTTTGATGTAAGAGATAATGGTATTACCATTTGGTTAGAAAGCCCCGAATTACAAGAAGCAATTATAAAACAACGTGAAGTTTTAATTGATAAAAATATCGAGTGCTTTAAAGCTGAATTTGTACTAATTGAACAATAAACTAATAAGGGGGTTAATAGCCCCCTTAAATTTAAAATAAATAAAAATAAAATGTCTAAAGAATTAAGCGGGTATGATTTAAGCCGTAATTGGTTTAATTGGTGTTTTGAGAACCCTGAATTATTGAAATAATATGTCAAAAGAGATTAACGGAAAAGTATATACCGTACCTGAAATAATAGCATTAAAGATTAAAAATAATGACTTTGGATGTGTGTATGCAATAAAAAATATTGTTAATGGGAAGTATTACATAGGTCAATCATATAAATTTTTAAACAGGTCTAAGGCACATGTTTATAATGCCATTAGAAATAAAGGTATTTTAGTAGATATGGAAATGAATAAAAACATATTAGATTTTGTTTTCATAGTGTTAATAACATATGATGAACTTGGGGTTAATTTCCATAATAGAAAAATTAGAACTATAACAGAACATAAGTTAATAAACGAATATAATTCACTATTCCCTAACGGTTACAATAAAACGTATTATGGATTCATATAGCCTGAGTAGAACTTTTTGGAATTTTAGCTTTGCTAATCCTGAAAAAATAAAACCTACACATATATCAATATATTTCTTTGCAATAGAACACTGTAATAGACTTGGGTGGAAAAATAAATTTGGGCTGCCGGCATCTATGGTTATAGAAGCAATAGGTATAAAAAGTTATTCTGTTTATAAGAAAAGTTTTGATGAATTGGTTGATTTTGGTTTTTTTGAAGTGATTGAATATTCAAAAAATCAATGGAGTTCTACTATAATAGCTTTAAAAGAAAATAACAAAGCACATAATAAAGCACATAATAAAGCACTTGATAAAGCATTAATAAAGCACGGTATAAAGCAACCGATAAAGCAAAGTGAAAGCACTGAACAAAGCACTGATAGTATAGATAAACCATTAACCAATAAACCATTAACAATAAACAAAGAACAAGTACGCCAATATGTTTTTTTATTAAAATCTGAAATTGAAAGTTTAGATAAAGAATTTAGTAAAGAAGATTGCGAATGGATGTATGATAAACTAAATGATTACAAATTATCAAAAGGAGCTAAATACAAATCAGATTATGGCGCAATTTGTTCTTGGGTTAAAAAAAGTTTAAAAGAAGAAAAAGAAAAAAATTCCGCAAAAAAAGAAAGCAAAATAGATGCAGGTTTAAAATCTCACGAAGAAGCATTAAGAATATTAAACGGAACAAAATGAGTTTACCAATCCATCAAAAACAAGCCATAGAGCTATTGCCAAAGGAGTGCGTTCTTTACGTTTCAGCAAGGTTTGAAACAGAGGTAATAAGCAAATTACCCGTAAACAAGGCTAATGAGGTTGTATTGTCGTTAATTACTCTTTGCTTACAAGAAGCCGGGGTAAAAGATGCTACCGATGCAAACGTTAAGGTATTTTTAACCCAAAGAACTTTAGAAGACTGCCAAAAGAAGTTTAAGCAAATTACAGTTGGAGAGCTTCAAATAGCTTTAAATGAGGGTGTAAGGGGTGCATACGGAAAATATATGGGTATAAACGTAGCAACAATTAACGGGTGGATTAAGTCTTTTTATGACTGTGAAACCCGTAAAATATCATTAAACTATTTTAACGCCCTTTTAGACACTCAAAAAGAAAAGCCTGAACCAACACCCGAAGAGAAAGAGAAAATCTTTCAGAGAGCCTGTATTGAAGCCTATGACGATTTTAAAAACAAAGGAGTTATGCCTTTTACTTTTCGGGTAATTTATAAGTATCTAAAAGAAAAGTTAAAAATCGAGTGGACAAATGAAGAAAGGCAGCAAATAAAAGATGAGGCTACCAAAAACTTTGAGTATGAGTTAAAAGCTAAAAAAGCATCGCGAGAGATTAGTAAAAATCAATTTGAAGCGGCTTTAGGAGAAAAAAAGAATTTAGAATTAGAAATGGTAAGGGTGGCTTTACTGCACTATTTTAGAAAACTTAAAAACTCTAACAAAGAAATAATTTTCTAACCTCAGAAACCGATATTATTTAGAACCGATATAAATTAAGCTATAAATATGTTAAAATATGTTAAATATTAAATAAAAGCTATATATTTGCATATTATTTATGCAAAATGGCTAAAATAGGAAGACCTACATTATATTCAGAGGAGCTTACGCAAAAAATCTGTGATAGAATTGCATCTTCATCCGATGGACTTCATAAAATATGCAAAGAATTAAAAATAGCCCCATCAGCAGTATTTGATTGGCTTACTAAATATCCTGAGTTTACGGATAAATACACGCGCGCGCGAGAAGCGCAAGCTGATTTCATGGCTGATGAAATTATTGAAATTTCAGACGAAGATGCACGAAAATCGCAAAGAGGCGTAAATGAAATGAAAGTTGGTGCTTTTGTTAATGCAAAGCGTTTACAGATAGATGCTCGTAAATGGATAGCATCAACAAACGGAATGAGGGCTGATTTTAGAGCTTGGTATTTAGATTTATTTGTTTACCAATATGATAAAGGAGGAATACCTAATGATGAAGATTTTATAGCCGGAATATGTCGAGTTCGCCCATCAGAATACGAATTATTTAAGCAAATGCTTGAGCAAGTGCTTAAGCAAAAGTTTGTTTTAGGTGAGGATAATTTGTATAGAAACATGGTTGCTACCGAAGTTTTAAAAAAGAGAGAGCAATTCCTTGACAAAAGAAAAAAGTCCGGCACAATAGGACAGATAATTAAGATGGCTAAAGAGATAAAAGGGTTTTCTAAGTACTTAGATTTGTTAAAAACAGATTTATTTGAAATGGAATTAGATGACTTAAATAAGCAAATGGATAAGCAAGTGCTTGAGCAAAAACTTAAGCTATATATAAATGTAGATGTAGATGTAAATAAAGATAATAATATAGATATAAAAAAGGAGTTTAATAAATTTTGGGATTTATACGATAAAAAAACGGATAGTAAAAAATGCTTTAGTAAATGGCAGAATTTAAAACAATCCGAAAGAGATGAAATATTTAAAGTTTTACCCAAATACGTTAAAAGCACGCCTGACAAACAATATCGTAAAAACCCTGAAACTTGGTTAAACCAAAGGGGATGGGAACACGAGATAATTATTAAATAAATTAAAAACGAAGTTAAACCAATAGTAGAAAAGTATAAAAACAAATAAAATCTAACACTATGTCAAAACGCAATAGTTGAGTGTGAAGAAGTTGTAAATGTATTAAAATCAGTACAAAGAGAATGTTCTGCATTGTATGGACGTAGTAATTTTATTCAAGAAAACTTAAATTTATACTCCTCAGCTCTAACTTTACTAAAAGAGATGGTATGACCGAAAAAGAAAGAATAAGGTTTGCTGTATTATCCGCTAACTTTTTACCAATTAGCAAAACATTAAGAAGAGGAAAAAGAATAGAGTTTTTAATTCCAAAAATAGGCACTTTTGTTATAGGGGATAAACCGATTAAAAAAAAGAAAAAAACAGCAAAGACATCTAAAACACAATACAAAAGAAAGCATTCAAGGAACCAAACAAGAAAGAAAAACGCTACAAAGTTTAAATCAATACAAGATTTTTTCTAATTATTGACCGGCGTTTATTTTATCAATTTGCGCCTGTCTTAACCAATTATCTCTATACATCCCACTATCTAAAACGTTTGACAAACCGGTATTTAAAAGATTGCCATACGCTTGTTGGTTTTGCATAAATTTATTCATTTGGTCATCAAACAATCTTCTGTGCATCCCGTAATGTTCGGATGCCATTTGATTAGCCGTGCTTTGTTTTTGCAACCTTAACATTTCATCGTCGTAGGCGTTTTTCATTCGCTGATCGTTATAATCTCTAAATGCGCCTCTAGCGTTATTTAAAGCGACCGACCCATTACCTCCAGACATATTATAAATATTAGAAAGCTCTTTATTTCTGTTTTCTAAAGCCTTTTGATTAAGAAAGGCTTGTTGTTGTGGAGAATATCCGTATTTAGCCATGGCCAAAGAGTTGGCTAATTGACTTTCAAAAACAGGGTCGTATGTATCTGTTGGCCTATGAGAACCGCTTAATCCAACAATTCCGGCTATTGATTGACCCAACCCAAGACCAGAACCAAGTAAAGAACCCCAATCAAACGATTGTTGTTTTTTATCCGGTACATAAGCGCCACTTGTAGAATATGAATCATTTGGTGTTTTATTTGCGTATGTTATAGGTTCACCCTTCCAATCTTTACCAAGCAAAGCATTCATATCTGGATTTGAATTAAGTTTATCTGCTAAATCCGATATTGCCGCCTTATCATACGTTCCATTATCTTCGGTATTTGGAAC